CGCAAGAGGGACGTCCGCTAGCCTCAAGATGTCCGTCGAAGAGAGGATCACTCCAATCTCCGATAAACGTCTTGAGAAGGGCATAGGGCCCATCGATCTCGTACCGATGGGCAACGACCTTAGGAACATAGGTTTTCACCTCGGTTCTCTGAAGTCTGGAATTCCAGCGAAGCTTAACACCTGTAAGGGTGTCAGGGCCAAGCCAGTTCCATCCTAGTCCTTGCGACGTTCGTCCGATGGCGGGGAGAGGACCTAAGTCCTTCTCTACTTCCCGTCGAAGGAACTCTGCAGTTGCCGTGAGGCCGCGATCTGCTAGCAGATTTGCGGTCTCGACGGTAGAGCTGAACCATCGCGCATCACGCCTAGTGGTGTCGATATCCACCCTAAGGTAAACCGGGTTAACCGGCACCCCACGGTAGAAGTCGCCTCCGCAACTCTCACGGAAAAACCCGTTGACGAAAGTCTTGGAAACGTTCACCTTGAGACCATAAGCTTCAAGGTCTCGCACCACTAGGTGAGCGTACTCCGTGGGAACGATGATGTCATCCCCATAGACACGGAAGGAGCCACGGCATAACGCCAACGCTTTCTTCCGTGATCCGATCTCGTCTGCGATTGCCGCGAACGCGATGGCCGTGAAGACCATCGCCTCAACGGGGAAACAGACGGCGGAACCCATGGATGCGAACTTCTTAAGCGGGAGTAATTCCCCGTTCGGAAGCATAGCATTCCTCGAGCGACTTGCGTCGAGGGCACCGACAACGTCGGGCCACCATCCGAAGAGACTCTTGACGAGACTCCAGGAAACGCGGTCGCTAGCATCGCTGAGGTCTATGGTCGCCACTTGGCGATCAACGGACCCGCGCTCCGCTAAGTGCTGGTTTGGAACCTGGTCGGTGAACCCGATCAGGCCAGCACTTTGAGGCCCCCACTCGAGTAGTGGGACGAGAGCGCGCATCAGACCCTGCTGTGCGTACTGCATAGCGGTGGGTTCGATGGCGATCAGACGCGGTTTTAGCCGCGTCTTGGGCACAGGAGTGACCTTCACAGGTCGCTCCTCTGATTCGTCGAGGTACCGGGGCTGGAAGTCCTTGAAGAACTTCCAGCTCGGCAGGCAGTACTCCCCGTAAGGGAAGTACTGCTCGAGGCGGTCCGGCCACTCACGCTGTTCGAACTTCTCGTTTCCAAGAAGTCCATCAGCGGTGGCGCCAGGACCATGCCCTACTGGGAGCTGGTAGCTGTTGATACAGCTTGTCAGCTTATCCATCTGGGACCCGAACAGGTAAGCGAACGTCTTCCTCAGAGAGGGAGACGCCACGTGATCCTGCATCGAGTCCTCAGTCTCGACAAACCTCCGCAACTGCGCGTCCACCCCCGCCTGGGGGCACACCTCGAAGATCTTCTTCGCGAGAAGAGAGATCTGACGGATGGCCTTTATGGCGGAAGGATCTGCGTCAGTACGGACGTAAGACACATCGACTATCCTGCTAAAGAACCCCTGCAGAAACGCAGGGTAACCGCGACCTCCCACGCACGCGAAGTGCGGGAAGTCCGAGGGCAGGAACAAGCCACGCTCAAGGCCTCTCTCGAGACCAGAAGCTAGCTCAGGAAGGGTCGTCGTCAGAAACGATTCACCTTCATGGTCGATGCGATGTGACACTTCAAGAAGGTCACGTCTTACGGATACGCTACATTGCTGACCACACTCCGTGATCAGCTGTTGGATCAACATCTTCGAGCTTTTCATACCGACCTCTCAATCGAGGGAGTGGTATCTCGAGCCTCTCAGAACTGCAGCCCCAACATGAACACGATTACCAACAGGACAGCGCCGAAGCCTGCCGAGCCGATGAGGCCGAGCAGGTAGAGCGCATACCTGGGTGTCGTGTCCAGATCGATCGCACGCTGTGGGTCCATGTCGGACTATGCCTCCCCCACGAGAACTCGTGGGTACGAGGGAGTCGCGACATAGGCCCCCAGAGCCTTCACGAGGTCGGAGAGTTCGCTCACCGACCACGTCCCATTATCGGGACGTCGACAGACGAGCCAGACGGAGGCGGTCGTGACCCTACTCACGTTAGTGAGCGGATCCACGATTGCCTTCTTCCGGTCGAGTCGCACGAGCGTGGAAGCACCCGACTTCGCATTGAACGTTGAGGAGATCGTCATCTCCACCTCTCCGGTGGAACTGATGAACGACCCCTTGTTCTTCGCGAGATCGGTGCGTGCGAGATTGATGCCCGTACCCGAGAGGGTCACGGACTGGGGATCTGAGAGAGCCATGAGACTTGGTCCTATTCTGTTGTTATTCAGATGTTCGATCGGGACAACCCGATCGAGGCAAGGATAGCCAACTGCGTTGCCGTGAGTTCTGAGGCTTTCACCCCAAAGCCCCACGGACTTGCGCGGTCGCGCTGCCTGGTCGACATGCTCAGCGTAGCTGAGTAGGGACCATTGGTGGCGGTCTCCGTCACCTGGGAATGACACATGATGTACGCGCGTTGTATGCGCACGTTGTTCCGGGCCATCACAGATAGGTTTTGGAGAATTGGTGAAACTGGCAGGAGCCAGTCCACCAACCAGGACCACGGGATCAAATTCCAGATCGTCAGAGCATCGAGGTTTAGTCCTAGGACGTATCTCATCTGCTCGAAACGACTTGAAATCTCAGGGAGAGTCGGCAGGTCGTAAAAATAGGCCGCCGAAAACCACGTCGTCGTTGTACGAGTAACCTCGTGACGACATAGTCGGACACTGTTGTGGAGAGGTGCGGCTTCGCCGCTACCATAAATACTCGTCCAGTGTGACCAGCTCTCGTCCGTCGTCAGCGTCACAGGGTCTAACCTGCGACGCACGACACGCCCGTTGTCGCGTACAAGCTGCTTCATCTTATCCTCCAGCGATGGCAGGACAAGAGCAAGCGTTCGCAGGTCCGAGAGGACCGGCGAATACCCGAACGTGTAGTTCAGGAACTCGTCCGCGGCATGCTTACCGGTGAGACCCTTTCTGAGGGACGAACCCAATTTCTTAGGTAGGCCCTCTCTGAGGAGCTCAGCCAAAGATACCGACAAGTTCATTGTCGGAACGGTAGGCATTGTACGAGCGATCATGCTACCACCCAGCGCCCAAAGGTCGCCCCACTCCATACCAACCGGCATGGAGCGAGCGTCAAGGGGATGCTGGAACCGCTGCCACATGTGAAAACATGGAAACGGCGGCCCCACGTTGGCCTGACGGCCGGTGGGGACTCCATTCCAAGCGACGTCTGTTCTCTCGAACACCTGCCACTTGGGTGGAACGTACGCGATCCGGTTTGAGACAAACGGGCCACCAAAGTCGAAGGACTTCAGGTAGTCGTATTGCCTCGGATTCGAACGGATGGCCGCGCGGGACCACTTCCAACCCGAGAAGCGCTGGTCCACGGTAACGTGGATCTGCCCTTCTACATACGGATATGGAATATCCCACGACCGTCCGTCGGAGTAGACCTCGCCTGTAACACGTGTCGTCTTCCTCTCAAGGAAGCTTTGCGTGCGCATTCGAGACCAACTCGCGTACTTGTCTGGTAGCAACATGACGATGATCCAATGATGTAGCTATCCTTCGTGGCGCGAGCCACGGTGGCCCCCGGTTGGGG